AGTGCCATATCTCATTCCCCCTTATAGACCAGATGTGTAGATTGCATTAACCAACGCTTCTGGACGTAGAATTTTGCGCCCGTAAAGGTGCATACCACGTACAATGTCAGCAAATGAATCTGGATCACGATAAGTCTCAGTCTTATTAATCTGCTCAGCAGTTGCTGCTGCAGAAGAATGACCAGCAACCAGCACACCGTAGTGAGCAGAACCTGTAGATGTGGTAGAGGTTGGACCGTTACCTACTTCAGGAAGGTTGTTAGACATGTAGACTTTGAAGCCGTGAATGTTGTTGAAGATCAAACCGTTCTGCAACCCTGATCCACCGAAGTCTGCATTCAGAAGACGTGAATCTTCGTCTTTAAGCAGTTCTGCGAATACCGGGTCTAGGACCAGCCATCTTCCGTTAGTGTCAACGTTTTGTTGATCCAGCTTACGTGACATCCGTGCGATAACTTGCATAGGTGTAGCGTTAGCTGTAGTAGTGTTCAATGCGTCAGCACCTGTACGGGGCTTAACTACGATTGAGTTACCTGCTGAACCACTGTTAAAGTCAGAAGCGTCAAGCTTCATATTTGCAAGTAGTTCGTCAGAACCAGCAGTTGAAACAGCTTTAGTGCCGTTTACAGTTGTGTTCGCAGCATTGGGTTTGCCGTGAATAGCTGATTGCTTGAAGCCAGCCATATAACCAAGAACATCTTGGTCAAACTGGTCAGCCAAACGATAAGCTGCACGATCACTTGCAAGGCTTTGAAAATTGACGTGACTATGACTTTCCTCAATATCGTCAACCTTAAAAGCAAAATAGTTCGCTTTGTCAACGTTTAGTGAAAATTCCTCATCGTCAAGGTCTTGTGGTGTGATAGTCGTGCCACGGGCATACGACTTCACTGTGATTTCAGGTTCTTTGATAATCTTAACGGAATCACCCATGTTAGCAATCTCTCCAAAATAATCAGAGTTAGTGATTGCTTCTACAATTGAGGCCTTGCGGAAAGCAAGTTGTACCTGTTTGCTGTAGATTACGGGGCTAAAGTTACCGTTGGGTAGATTACCATAACCTGACGCTGTTGCGAAAGCCATGATATAATCCTCCATAGATAGTTAGGCTTATTAAAGTTATAAGCATTAACATCAGGTAAGAGGCTAATCTTTTTAGGGTGCGACTCACATACACATGGCCTTGTAATATGTAAGACGGGCCTATACTTGATCAGGTAGGTCTTAACTTATTTGTCTTCGCTTAGGGGTAAAAGCATAAGCAGGGTAGCTGAAACGTCTATCAGGGCATACTTATGCTTTTGTTAACATACACAGTTATAACATATAGTTTGTGTATTGTCAATACTTAATTAACGTGCTCCACCAGAAACATCATAAATAAACTTACCGCTGCGGATAGCTTCCATGATTTCGTCTGACTTGGTTTCGTACTCTTGTGTACTCATACGTTGAACTTCAGACTCACGCAGATGTCCTGCAGGGTTGTCATTGTCTGGTTTGGTAGTACGTTTAGTTCTTACTTGAGAAGCAGCATCCTTAGAGTTTTGCCGTCTTCCTTTAGTGTCCATACCTTTATCTACTTTGAATAGATCAATAACACGGATCACTGATTGTGGATCATCTTGATTCTCATAGAGTGCATCCTGCACCCACTTGGGTTGTTCTGCTGCCCAATCATGGAAGTCATCACTCCCACGTAGATCATCAAAGTCTCCATGCATAGCACGGATTTCATTCTCTGCTTTAGTGCGCTGGGCATCTGCGTTGATCTTGTCAATCTGCTGCAGACGTTCATCAGCATACTTAAACTTTTCTTGGGCTTTCTTTTCAGCAATTGTTTCTACAATGCCAGCAATCTCAGGGTACTTCTTAGCCCAAGCATCAATACTTTCATCTGAAGTAGGAGCACGTACCTTACCTGTCTTCTGAGCGTTTTCAAGCTGGGCTTTAAGTTCTTTTAACTCTTCTGCTTGCTTGTTAAGATGACTACGTAAATCACTGTAGCGTTTCTTATATGTACGCTCTTCACCTGATAGTTCTTCTTTCTCAGGTTTAGCTTCTGGTTCTTCTACTTTTTGCTCAACTTCTTCAGTACGAGCTTTCATTAAAGCTTCTAGTTCTTCTTCCTCTTTCTTAATCTTATCTTCTAGAGGGGTAGGTCTATTTGGATTTACAAGACCTGCTGTCTTTTTAGTTTCTACTTCTGCTAGTTCAGGCATAATTGTTTCCTTTATGTTGGGGCCAGCCGAAGCTGGGTAGCCTTATAGTTATTAAACAGTTTTTAGTTTTCTACCCTTTAGCTTGTAAATAGCTCTAGAGATAGGTACACCTACAGCAAGCATAAGTTTGCCTACATAGTCAGGTTTATAGTTTTCTGGTTCCATTACATGAGCAATGTGATTTGCCCAGCGCCGTGTGAATGGTACACACCAGTATTTAAGATATAGGTTAGATAGGAAGGTTTCTTTCTCTATCCAAGCTACCATAGGTTTAGCCCATGTGTGATAGCCTTCTAGTAACTCTGGATCTTCTAGTGCAACACGATCACCAAACGCTTCGTCTAAACGCCAGATGTCTTCGTCTAGGTAACCGTAGCGATATATTAAGTCACACAGTATTTTATCGCTTGACTTATCATTGTCATCACTATCTGTACCTGAGTTGCCTACGTTACTTACATTAGTTCCTACAGTTGTATCAGCTTCAAATGCATCCCAATCAAAGTCATCATCATCTTCAGAATCAAATGTGTATTTAGTCCCACCAGACTCTGTAGTAGACGTAGTATAACCAACACCTGAACCTGTAGTACCTGCTACTGGTCTATCGTCATCATCGTCATCTCTACCAGAAACAGTTGTAGCACCTGTGATAAGAGCAGTCTCAGCTTCTTCTGAACCACCATAGAAAGCACCCAAGCCACCATCATATGTATCTTTATAGAAGTCAGACTTTTTCTCTGGGTCAAGTACTTTAACTTTTTCAACTATTTTACGTTGTTGGTCTAGTATATCCTGTGATGCTTTTGTTCCAGAAGCAATAGGTCCAGCATCTTCTTTAGTAAATCCTAACATGTCTTTACTATCAATATTCATAATATTGTAATTAGCATTTACTCTAGCTGTATTTAATATACTTAAAGTACCTGTATCTAAAGAAGAACCATCAGGGTTTTTATCACTGTCAACCATACCCATAACATTAGTTACAACTTTTTCAGCTATCTTTTTATTTTCTCTTCGTGCCAATTCAGTCAAAGCAATAGCACCTGCAGGACCGCCAATTGCACCACCAACAAGACCTATTAAAGACTTTTCAAGTAAAGACAGATCACCTGCATTTGTTTTTAGCTGATTATAATTAGAGTAGTTTTCGTACATGTCTGTAGTCCACTCCTCTACAGGAGTGTTTCTCCATGTAGGGTCAGACTCCTGCTTCGGCTTATCATCATCGTCATCATCTCTAGGTGCTTGTGTAGCTCGTGCTTGTTCCTCTGCAGGGGTTGCACCCATCAAAACAAAACCAGGGGGTATTCTCTTCATGGGTCTACCATTAAAGAAGAACACAATCATCTTCTGATTTGTTTTAGGGTTAATATATGTCTTAGATTCAAAGCCTCCAAACAAAGCACCTGTACCACCGTAGCCGCCATAACCACCGCCTACAGGTTGAGGTACTACAATATCACCTTCAGCGTAACCCTTTACAGCACCACCATAGGCAAAGCCTTCTGGTTTTACTTCTTGATCTTCAGTTTCGTCAACATCCAGTTCATCATCTCTGAAAGGTAACTCATCACCTTCTTTAATCCGTTCAAAACCTTGTGCGGCAGCTTCTTGTAACTCATTAAAAAATTCCTCTCCGAAGTATCTAACCGTTTGTGCATTTACTACAAACTCACCTTCACTGACACGAATGTCAATATCATCACGTACCTCACTAGGTTTAGCACCTATAGGAGCAGTGTTCCCACTAACAGGATCTTTCTGCTCATTCATTATAAGGTCCGTCTCCATCTGAGCTTTGTTGTCATCAAGCATTTACTTCTTCCCTTAAATATATGAGCCTACGTAATGCAGCTATTTCACCCTGAGCACGATACATACCTTCCATAGTACTCTCCTGCTCTAACCTGCGCTGGGCTATGTCTATCTTCTTGTTGATAGTCTCAACAAAGTCATCCCACAAAGGTTTGTCGTTTACTAACTTCTTAATAGACATTAGCCAGTAAATCCTTGCTCACCAGGAGTGGGTACTGTACCTGTGCCTATGTTACCCCCACCAGCGCCTGTTGTGTCACTCACGCCTACTCCTGCTTGCTCTGGGGCTGCACCTGGATTGGGTGGTGCGGGTGGACCTTGTGGTCCTGCCTCTTCAGGTTGGGGTGGTGGTGTTGTAAACTTCTTGAGGATCTCAGCTTGTATAGCTGCGTCACCCAAAGAGTTAGTAACTTTATCAGGATCAAGATCCATAGACTTAGCAATCTCACGAATAATGTAGTCACTCTTAACGAATGGCATGAGTGCTGGATTAGATGCTACACCCATGAACTGCATCAAGCGCTGTGAGCGTACCTCGTTAGCCATCAAGCTTTCTGTACCTGATGCCTTAACTTCTAAGTCACCCTTGATTTCTTTATCAAAGTCAAACTGCATGTTGAAACCAAAGAATGCACGTCCTAGTGGGGCAATCAAATAGTCATCGACATTCTTGACAACATTTCGTATACTACCATTAGCTGCAGACATAAGCATAGAAATGCCAGAAGCAGTTCGCCCCACTCCTGATACACCTGTCTGACCGTGTGCAAAACTTGGGAAGCCTGTACTCTCATCAGCTAATACCCTTGCCTTATCAAAGAGTTGCATGTTCTCGCCAGCAACGTTGGGGAACTT